GGGCCGGTAGCGGCGACTGGGACCGCCGCTACCGGCCCTTTACCATGACACCAACGACGCAGGAAAGGCTCCTCAGTTGCCATTGCTCAAGGAGTACCGGACGTTTGGTGCGCGTCTGTTCTGGCGGTCCTACCTCTTCAATCTCACGAAGGGTAAGTTGCCGCGTCGCTTTGAGCCAGCGCGAGAGATCCACGACCGCCTGATCTCCCTCCACGCCAAAGAAGTCCTGCGTGACTGAGTGGAAAGACGTCCCGCAACTGCACAGCTACCGGGGCTATGAGGCGCTACTGACCAAGATTGGCTGGGGAAACGTCGCGCGCGCGATTTCCGGCGACGATGAACTGGTCTCCCAAACTGACTATCTGACAAAGGGATTCACCATGGGATACATCGCGCATCACGCATTTATCGTGTTCATCCCCGGCCACTTTGTGGACAACGGGTGCAGCCTGTTCTACCCCGACATCAAAATGCCCGATATTGAGGCCTACCGCCAGACGCTCTCCCCGCCATTTCAGAAACTCCTGGTCGGGCCTATCCCGTGCGCAGCCAACGGTGACTACGTCCTGGCGCTGTTGCCTGATGGCAGCAAGGAGGGCTGGGACACCAGCGACACCGGCGACCAGATCAGGGACGACCTGACCAAGATGTTCGACGTGCGCTATGAGGACGGCACTTGCCCCTTTGAAATGGTGGAGGTCCGCTTCGGTGGGGATGACCCAGAGTTGGGATACGCCATCGACCCGCGTAAGCGCCCGTTCCGATGAGCACTTATGCCCGGTAAGCAGTACTTCTCTGACGGCCTGGACGGTCTCATCCGCGTCTACAGTAACGAGGAACCGGAGACCAGAGAGTTCTTCTTCTCCCGCGCGGAAAAGCTGGGTAGTGATGGCCGGTGGTATGACTACCGCAGGGCCATGCTGGACATCTTCCACAGCGGCTACTACGAGCCGACGAACGTCTATTTCCTCCCGATGTGGGACCTGGATTACCGCTACACCCACCTGGTGCACCCGTGTCCGCACGTGACACTGTTGATGGCCGATGGATGGACACTAGAACTCGTCGGCGGTTGGGACCTGCGATGTTTTACCTGCAACCCGTAATCTGAGGCCATGATTGCAGCGGCGCCCGGCGACATCCTCGCCGTACGGGAAAGTAATGGCATCTGGTCCAAGCTCATCCGGTTCTCGGAATGGTGGCGCGGCCTACCAGACCTCTCCGATCACTGCGTGGTGGTGACCCACAAGGACCAGACGGGACGGTGGATCGGCATCGCCGGCGGACCCCGAGGGGTTGCGGTGTGTGATTGCACCGCGTACCTGCAAAGTTCACTCACCCGCTCCAACTACGGCCAACCCCGGCGCAACAACCATCATCAGCTGTCGTCCTTCCTCGCGTCCTGCGCCAAATCACTCGGTATCGCGTACGACTGGGTGGGCATCGTGGAGGACACGCTGGACGCCTTCGACCTCCACGACCTCAGTGAGCTCATTGACCCGCTGTGGCGCTGGCCCACCGAGGACAACGTGTTGCCTGGTCACGTCGTCTGCAGTTCCCTGGCCGCGCGGCTGTACGAGATCGTGGGCTGGGAGCACCCCGACGTAGGAACAGAGCGGGTATGTGTGCCCGCCCAGTGGTGGCAGTGGAACAACAACAAGGCATGGCGGGGCGTATAACAGGTGTAGTGATGTGCCAGGTGACTGGCGTATAATACCCGTATGGCGGCAAACGGTCGCCAGGAGAGAGGTAGCCCGTGAGTAAGGACCTCAACGGCCTGATCAGGGAGGTATTGGAAGACCTACCTGACGGGTCAACGCGCGACGTAGCAACGGAGGTTGCCAGTCGCACCCCCAGTGACAGGACCACGGAGTTTTATACCGAGGCACTCCTGTCCAATGTCGCCCAGGTCATCGCGCGCAGTCGCAACGTTGCGATGGATCGCGTGTTTGGCATCGTACGTCGCACCAACCACTCCCCCCGCATTGAGCGCCGCAAGAACAACTGGGCGGTCCTGATGGACGAGGAGCTGGTATTCGGCGGTCAGCGCAAGCGCATCGGGGACTGCAACAAGGCGGACTTGATGTCAGCGGCGCAGTACCGGCGCAACCTGGCAGAGTCCATCACGTCCTCGGCCGAGCGGCTGGAGATGCTGGCTGACGCGCTGGACCGTCATGGCGTGGAGTATGCGCGAGAGCTACCCGCCGACGCGATCACGATGAGTGGTGCCGCATGACCGCCACCATTGACCCGCCCGTCCTGTCGGACACGCCCGAGGAGCCCCACCGTCGCCGTCCGCTACCGCCGGGCTACCAAGCGGGTCCCATCCTGGACGACTGGATGCTCCACATTTACGCCGACTCTCTTGACGACTTGGAACACGTCCGGTGCGCCAACGAGAACCGGCTACGGTCCATGACGCAGGTCCACGGCCTGACCGATGAGCACCCCGATGTCGCGCTGTTGGCCGACACCGTGGATCGGATGAAAAAATTCGAGCACGAGTCGGAACTTAATCTGCGCCGAAGGGTCCGCAGTCACCCGCTGTGGCACGTCATGGAGAAGGAGCGCGGCGTCGGCGAGAAGCAGGTCGCGCGCCTATTGGCCGTCATCGGTGACCCCGTCTGGCATGAGCAGTTCCAGCAACACCGAACACTGCGCCAGCTTCGCGCGTATTGCGGCCTGCACGTCCTGGAGGGTAGCGATGGCCTGGGGTCAGCGCCCAAGCGTCAGCGCGGGTCGCAGAGCAACTGGAACGAGGACGCGCGAAAGCGGCTGTGGCTGATTGCCGACTCGATCATCAGGGCCAACATGGGGAAGATGGCCGACCGGCCCGACCGATCCAAGTATGCCCTGGTGTATGAGGGGTCCCGGTTCACCCAGTACGGCGAGGCGCTCCACGCCTTGCCATGCGTCAGGTGTGGCCCCAAGGGGAAACCGGCAGAGGTCGGGTCAGAGCTGAGTGATGGTCACAAGAAGGCGCGCGCCATGCGCAAAGTGATGGTCGCAATCCTGGACGACCTGTGGAAGGAAGCCTTCCGTCAGCACGGAGGGGTCCCTGACTAGTGGTCGGCTATTGGACAAACCGCGACGGGGAGTGGGTAGAGGTCAGTCGAGCCGAATGGCGACGGCTGGCCTACGAGCAGTACCTCGCCGCCCAGAGGGTAAGGGAGGCAATGCCGCAGTCAGCGGCATTGCCTGCGTATGCGACCTCCCCGGTGACAAGGGTCATCCCGTCAGCACAAGACGAATTGTCGCCGGGGCCTTAGCAAACTGCCAGGCAAGTGGCGTAAAATTATGAAGCTGGCAGAGGGTCGGCCAAAATGAGGAGGAGTCATGGGGGACATCGGCACCACGAATCCACGTCGAGAAATTTCCATCCCGACTGGACCACCAGTACGTCCGTTGCCCATCCCGTCGCGGACGCCGGAACAAACACCCAGGGAGCCCGTCCCGGTGCGATGACCGATCCGGTTGAGGACGACCTGCCCGACATCACCATCGGGCGACATGCGGTACGCACGTTCACGGTGGACTACAAGCACCGCAAGCTGTTGTCGCTGACCACCCCGGGGAACCATTGGGAGGGTGGAAAGTGTATTGCCACCTGTGCCATCGGTAGCGATCACACACCACCGGTCAGGGGCTGTTCATGTGGCATCTACGGCAAGCTCAGCCTTGATGGACTGTGGGAGTACGGACGCGCCGCGCAAGAATTGGTGGTGGTGTTTGAAGCCGAGGGTGAAACCCTGGTCGGCCCCACGGGATTGCGCGTTGAGGCCGCACGGGTGGTGGCCTACTGGTCACCCGTGCGGGGCGTCAGGCGAATCTGTCAGGAGCAGTTGGGGGGTGCCCGCAATTTTGGCGACCTGGATGAGATGTTGTCCGCGTATGACATCCCGCGCGGCAACGCCACCCCGCCGCCGCCACGAATGAATCCCACGATCAGCGCCCTGTTATGGATGCTGGTCTGCTGTGTGGTGGTGGTGCTGGACACCAACATCGCCTATATCGACTTCATTCTCCACCGCTGGGCCTGGGGCTGGGCTCTGGTGGTCAACCTGTTCATGATGCTCTATCTACTCCGTCACTATGCCCGACGATTACGGAATCGTCTCTGATGACGTCCACACGCCAATCTTCGTCCCGCCAGCCAAGATACTGGCGGCGTGTGGGCGGCGACAAAGGGCTTTGCGCACGCATAAGGCACCCCGTCGCCGTACCCTGTTGCACGTCAATTCCCCCGGCGCGAGCACTAAAGGTTCCGGCGTGCAACAGGGTCTAAACAATGAGCCATTCGCCGGCTACATCATGGAGGGAGCCCCGTGCCGCCAGCCCCGGCTGTGGTTCCTGGATCGACACCTCCGCACTCTCATAGAGGTGGGCGCGTGGAATGTAATCGGTCAAGACGGCTTACTGGGCCACTGGACCCATGACGTCCCAGCACCAGGCGTTCCATCACCGGCTCACTATTTGAGCTTGCGTTATGAGCATGTCAACGCAGATGGCAGCACATTGTGGAAGGCCGTATGGAGGTTAACCGAAACCACCATCCCGCACATTCATATCTTCGGTGGGGATGACACCTGGAGGCTGGGGATATGGCCCGATTAGACGGCGCGCAATGCTAGCTTCGCCAGCAAAGTCCGCTACGCGCGCCCGGCGGCAAAGGTCTTGACGTGAGCAATGTTACCGTCGCCGCTGGACTGGACCTGTCGCACGTCAAACCTCCTCACGGAAGCAAGATTCACGACGGCGTGCGGCAGGTTCTTTACACCTGGCTGTACTTGTCGATCAGACCCTGGGCGCCACCATCACACACAGCATCCAACGCCTGGCGGCGCAGTCGCACACACATGTCGGGCTCGGAAAAGCGCAGTGCCCCACGACCGTCCAACAGTCGGGCCGCCTTGATGGTGACTTCTTCGGCCGGCGGGCGCGCCGCGAAGGCCATCGGTGCACTATGGCGAATCGAAATCCACCCGTCAGTCTCACTGCGCGTCTGGGCGCGCATCCCAACCTCCCGCAGGATTCGGGCGGCTTCTACTTCAATCTCACGCGCAACAGGCATGGCATGAGTGTACGAGTTGCGCAACCCAATGTGGGAGAAGTTGGCTTGTGTCGCCCGCAATCCCACTCGTCGCCTACTACCGATGTGCCATAGCGGTGGCATATAATAGGCGCGCTGGCAAAAGGTCAGCAGGGAGGTGGATGATGCAGGACTACTCGCGAGGTCTGGCGCCCTACGACCCGCGCACAGGCGCCATCGACGGACAGGTTGAGTCCGAGACGGAGGCGGCTGAGCGCAAGCGCAAGGAGCAGCTGAAGGCGGCAGAGCACCGGCGTCTGCAGGTCAAGAAGACACGTCAGGAGCACGCAGATGCCCGCAAAGAAGCACTGCGTGAGTTGGACGACGCGCGCCATGACTTCAAGCTCGCCAAGATCTGTGTCGCGGCCACCGGCGTCGTCGCCGTGGGCATGGGTTTCGGGTGGGTCGTCACCACCTTGTGGTGGATGACAGGCATCGGCCACTCCGGCGGACCGCTGTCGTTGATCATCATCGGACTCATACTTGGCACCGTCTTGGACGGTCTCGGATTGGCGGCGTCCGTCACGTCGGCCAAAAACACTCACGGGGGTGTCCGCGAGAAGCAGCGCAAGTACGACGACGCGCTGGAAGTAGAGGCACGCTATGAGACCGAATTACTCGAGCAGCGAGAGATCGCCTGATGGATGAGATGATTGCTGGCTTGGAACGCGCGGAGACTTCGTTGCGCCGGGAGTATGAGTACCGGCGTAATGACGCCCTCTGGGCTCCCTCGGCGCAACGGTGGCGGGACAAGGCGGATGGCGTCCGCTATGCCATCAGCATCGTGCGTGGTGACGTGAAGGCCCCGAGCGTGGAGGCCTTGGCGCATGAGGCAGTGTGGTACCGATGATGAATTGGGACGTTGTCGACACCCGGGAATTCCGCATCGCCTACGTGGTGCTACTGGGCGAGTTCTACGTCGAAATGATGGTGGAGGCCTACCTGCATTCTTGGCTTGCCGGGGTCTTGCTGGTCATCGTCATGACCATGGTGGCAGGCATCTTCGCCATCATGAGTCGAGACGCCTGGTCCGACGTTCGCCCACTGTGGCGGCTACTGCAGCACTATAGAAAAGAGTTGGAATGAAAGCCTTAGCCCCGCTGGTAGTAGGTGTGGCGATTGCATTTGCTTCGCCGGCGCACGCTGATGACCCAGACCAGCACTACCTCAACGCCGTGCGGTCCAACGGCATCGCGGGTGGTCACGACGACACCCTCATCACCTTCGCCCATGAGTGGTGCAACAGCCCAGCAGTAGGAATTCAGCCGTCACAATTCGACCTGCAAGGACAAGGGGTGTGGCCCCAGCAACTGTGGACCCTGCGCACCGTGGCTAGCAAGGTGTACTGCCCCGACCGGGTCGTTGCGCCCAATAGTCCCGTCTACCACGGGCTCCTCCCATGACACGCCAATCGAACGCTCGAGAGCAACATCCGTCGCGGCGTGTGGTTCATGCCTAGGTCAGCCCTGCCAGCGGGGGTAGGTAAAGGGTCACCCGTGGCGGCAAAACCCCGCTACGGCGACCTGGGCTGGCTTATCGGCCACCCTGGCGACAATAAGCATGACGTACCGCAAGTCCTCCCTTGTCGCCAGGGAGGTCGTTCACACGCCAAAAAAATTGCCGTCCGCAAGAGTGGCAGCGGCGTGTCCCCGGCGACACTCCATCGCACGACGGCAATACCAGCACCGTCGCCGGGTCAACGTGAGAGGACGCCATGGTTCTGACCACCGCCTTCCCCACCCGCCAGGTCTTCCATCAGCGCGGCAACACCAATGTCTTCGCTGTGCAGTGGCGGGGCGACAATCTCGATCAGGTCAAGGAGTTCGTCGAGCCCCGTTACGGCACCAAGGTGGACGCCGAAGCACTCGAGTGGTTCGTCACCAAAAACGGTGACCTACTGCTGCATGATTCCCTCGACCTCGAAGCTCAGGTCATTTGCCGAACGTGGTGGTTAGTGGCGCAGCCGCACGCCAAAATCCGCAAGGTCCGGTTCGTATTCTGCGATGAGGAGCGTTTCAACGCGCTGTATGAAGAGACGCCACCGGGGTCAGGGAAGGACACACCATGAGTCGCGAGAAGATCATGCCGCGCAAGGCCAGGCTCTGGCAGTCCTGGCACCGGCTCCGTGGCCATGTGGTGACCCGTGGCTGGTTCTGTAACCGGGACGGCACCGACACGCTGACCTACATGCAGTGCGCGACCTGTCGGCGCTCACCCCAAGGGTTGTACAGAAGGGAGCGTCTGTGGACGTGACGCCGGAGGGATTGCTCGACATGTTCGCCTGTCTGGTGGTCGGCATCATCATCGGCTACCTGTGGGCCGCGCACCCGGTCAAGCCGGATGAAGAGGAGCACGTCCAGGACTTTCCCGGCGACAAATGAAGTGACGCTGGCAAGCCAGTCCTCGTCGCCGGGAAACCCGGGATGCACGCCACAGCGTGGGACGCTAGCAAGAGTGGCATCGGCGTGCAGACCCCGGCGGCAAGGGTCGTCGCGATGGCAAGTAATATCCCGTCGCCGGGGTCACCCCTTTGGCTTTGTATGCCAGTACGGTGGCGTATAATGGTTAACGGCTGGCAAAAGGTCAGCAGGAGGAAAGGCGCAGGTGAAGCCTTCTAACATTAAAGGATCAGCTATGTGTGTGCTGTGCGAAAAAGAGAGCGACCGCGTTCCTATCGGACGCGGTCTTTCTGTTCTATACCTCAACGTGACGCCCAGTATGGCGGCCAAGATCCTGGGAGAGCACAACAAGGGCAACCGGACCATTAAGCCCAAGCAGGTGGACCGGCTGGCCAGTGACATCACCGGGGGCCGTTGGCAGTCCGACATGCCCGACATGTGCGGCCTGGACACGTCCATGCATATCATCAGCGCACAGCACCGGTTGAGTGCCGTCATCAAGGCGGGAAAATCCGCCGGCATCTGGTTCCTGTTCGGCCTTCCGCAGTCCTCGCGTGGCGTGACGGACCAGGCGGTGACGTACTCCACCGGGGATGCGCTACGCCGCCATGGGGTGGAGCAGTACGCCAACCTGATGGCCACCACACTCAAGGCCGTGGTGGCGTGGAAGATGGGGATGGTCCCCAACTCCGGGTCCAAGCCCAGCCGGGTCAACCTGAGTAAGTCGTGGTTGGAGCAGGAAATCGACAACCACCCCAAGCTGCTGGCCTCCGTTAAATGGGCCATGACCAACAAGTCGGAATTCCGCTCGATCCCGACGTCCAACCTGGCCTTCGGCCACTACATCACCACCCGGTACGCCAGCAAGAAATACGGGCCTGAGTTCTGGGACGGCCTGCTCAATGCAGGACACCTGGAGGCTGGCGACCCACGCCGCGCGATGATGCGGATGTTCGAGAAGGTGAACCTCGACAAGGTCGACAGCAAGGTCAACGGCATCTACATCTTCGGCATCATCAAGGCGTGGAACCTGTGGATTGAGGACCGTCAGTTAAAGCAGATGACCTACAAACAGACCGAGACGCTACGCGGCGGCGCGCTAAAGGTAGAGCGGTTTGTCCCGATCCCCGAGTTGGCCATTTGCGATGAATAAGACTGAGGCGCGCAAGATTTGGAAGGACTTGGCCAACGACTTCGAGCTTCCCGACGTCCGCATCAGAGCCATCCTCGAGGATGATGAGCACTGGACCAGCTTGGGCTATATGGAGGGGCCTGCTGGCTTCGCTGACTGCTGGGTGGATCACATGTCGACGGTGGAGGTCGCCAAGGCCGTCGCGCCACTCATCGTCCAAGAGATGATCAGGGCTGACTGGAATGACGACGCCATCGCCCATGCGCTGCGCGGCGTCGGACCCGCACACATCAAGGCGTACCGGCTACGGCGAGAGCGCGGCGACCTGACCACCATCCCCATCGAACACGCCCCACCCTCTGGGTGGTATTTCGATGTCGGGATACGACGGCGCGCGCTGGCCGACCAGAGTGCGATGGACCGCCATGGGACCAACTCGAAGGAAATTCTACAATCGGTCATCGCCAAGGCCGTCGATGAGCTGATCGGCACTCCCGCCGAATGACCCCGGCGACAATCGGGTCCTCGATAGCAACTGAGCCTCACGTCGCCGGGGGCACAACTTCACACGCCACAGTCCTGTTCGGACGCAAATGAACGAACGGCGTGTGACCCCGGCGTCAAGCGAACCACCGCTAGCAAGATATGTGGCGGCGCCGGGGCACTTCTTTGCACGTCAAGCACCTGTGCGCAGGCAACAGGGAATCCGGCGTGCCCGGGGCGGCGTCAATGGCTGAGTCGACCGCTAAGAGCACCACGGCGCCGCCCCACCAGACGTACGCCAAATGGAGTCCCGGCACGCAAACGGCCGAAACGGCGTATCAAAGGGGCGGCGCCAATCCTGGCCTCGTGTGCACAGTTACGCCCGGCGTCGCCCCTTTCGATGTGCCAGGCCACTGGCGTAAAATAGTCACCACGGCAAGAAGGCCGTGACGAAATGGAGGAAGCATGACCATCGAAATGGAACGCGATTTCGCCGAGTTCGAAGAGGAAGTCTCCAACCCCGTCAGTCAGCATCGAGTCAAGTTCGGCTGGCACCCCAGTTATGACCAGAACCAGCTGGAACAGCTCCAGGAAACGGTGCGCAAGCAGGGTACCGCGCTGGCCGCCCAGTGGGTGAAGGTCAACAACCAGGCGGAGACCATCGGCAAGATACAACGCCAGCTACAGGAGCTGACGGCCACGGTGGCGCAGCTGACCAAGGCCCCACCTCCAGTACCGGCTAAAGACCAGGAGTCGCGCGACGGCATTGAGCGCCTGACTCGCACGGTGGTGGGGCTACAGACCGACATGCGCGAGCGCGAAGGATTTCTGATGGCGAGGCTGGGGTACCGCCCCGGCTTAATGCCGGATTACAGCCACAGCACGTGCTACTGCAGTCCGACCCGAGACATGATGATGCGTCCTGGCGGCAGGATCTACTGATCCCAGGCGGGGCGGCGCCAAGGATGGCCGCGAAAGCAAACGTCAGGCTGGCGTCGCCCCGCTTTAACAGGGTAGTGAGGTGCCAGCGCGCTGGCGTAAAATGGACGTAGCGCCACACCTGCAACCGGGCAGCAATGACAGTTACGGCGCATCGACATAGAGGCCACATGATCACCCTGGACCGCCGCGACCGGCAGGACATCCCCCACAGCTTTGCCATGATGGGCACCAAAGATGCGCTGGAAGACATCCTGACGTATATGACGCCCATGTTTGTCTACACCGACCATCACGGTACGGAGAAGGTGCGGTGGTCCATCCCGCGCAAGTTGGCCGGGCAGATCTTCAACAACCTCGACGCCATGACGTGTCAGTGCTGCAACGGGAAGATCGCCAGCGACCAATGGTGCTACCACATTGACACCTGGCTGAACCACGTCAAGTGGGCACTCGAATGAGCTGGGGCAACGTCAAATGTGCAGCTGATAGCAACCGCACTGGCGGCGTTGCCCCCCAGACGTGTCACGCGCCAAACTCCTGCTCGGACGCAGATGCCTCGACGGCGCGTGACACCACACCGGGCGGCAATGCGCGTTACGTGAGCAAAAATGTCTCCGTTGTCCGGCTGTGGGGCGGCGTCAATGGTCCGCATGACTGCAACCAAGAGTTTGACGCCGCCCACCAACCGCCAATTAACCCTCCGTGGGCAACACCGGCCGCGGCGTACGGGGCGGCGTCAAGAAATCGCTCGTCGGCACAGACGCAGATGGCGCCGCCCCACCACAGATGTAAGCCGGAGCGGCGGCTGAAGCTGTACCGTCCATGCGCCAAGGCGCAGCAAAGCAGGGGAGATAGGGATTCGCATGGTCCTACACTTTGCCCCTGGTCCGCTACCCAGCTTGGACACCAAGGGTGATAGCGCCAGCAATACGTCCTCCGGTGTTTGTGCCCCCGGCGACAAAGGTTGACTCGTCAGCAAGGCTGATAGCGTCGCCGGGGGCACCCCGTGAAGGTCGGTGACCGCGTCCAAGAGAAGGGGTCCAATGGCGGCCCCGGGACGGTCATCAGTATTCGTGACCACCCCACCGCGCAGGTCGTCATTGACGTCCAGTTCGACAACGGGCGGGTCAGCACCTTCTTTCAATACGACGACCTGTTGCCCCCCTCCATCGCGCGGGTCAGCGTGACCTTTCCTGATGGCACCTATGCCGACTGGGACATCACCAAAGACCAGGCAGACGAGGTGCACTTCGGCCTGCGGATGGTCTTGGGCCCGCCGTCTTTCTTCCACAAGGATTGATGGCTACGCTCTGCCTATGACGGTGCGCAGTGGACTGGAGGACCTTCTCGTCACGCTGCTCATCCGGCGCAATGAGGTGTACCAGGACCGCGTCGAGCTGGAAGCCACGCTAGTGCTGGCCGGCGATCCGCGCCACCCCGCGATGGACAACGTCGAATTTCACCAGCACATGCGGCAGATGCGACAATTGGGACAAGAGATAGCTGACTTGGACCGCGAGATCGACGACATCCGCTACCGGCTGACATGACAAAAGCCCCAGTCGTAACTGGGGCTTTTGAGGGGGATGTGCTTACGGGGTGGGCTTGTAGTCGGGCGCCTTTTCCGAACGCTCGCCCTCAGCCTGTTCCGGTGAGTAGTCGTTCTCATGCTGAGGAACAGCACCTGGCACAACGTCAGGAGTCTCCGCAGCCTTGCTCTCTTCCTTGCCGGTCATTGTTCCTCCATGTGGCTCGATTGACCTCCTTAATGTCTACCCACTGCACTGGCCGGTAAACCCTGGTACCGATGTGCCAGGCCGGTGGCGTATAATAGTGGGATGTCGCGCCAGTTGTCTCGTCGGAAGCAAGAGCTTGAACGGCGCGGCGGTGTCAATGGTTGTAGCGACAGCAATTCGACCCCCGGCACGGCGCCAAATGTGCTTCCGGTAGCAACGACGTGTGCGGCGCCGTGACTGAGCCCTGGGGTCTTAAAGCAGGTGAGTGGATCACCGAGGCGCGCCGCCAGGCGGGCCGCAAAGTCCTCTTCGACGCGGGCTGGTCCTACGTCCAGGTGACGGGAGAGATGCACCTGGTCGAGGAGGACATCCCTAGAGTTCCCCGTCTGATTGCCGAACTGGTCAGGGGAGATGATCCCGTCACGTACCACTGGACCACGATTCTCGGCGGAATCCTGCACGACATGTGGGACTGCCGCCATGATCCTGAGACGGGTGAGCTGACCCAGGTCCACGGACTCTACTTTCCACCAGGAGGAGCACCCCATGAGGCTTAAGGCCCAGAACGAGCGCGGCACCCATGCGTATTACATGGAGCCCTACACCGTCCAGCACTTCACCGACTTTATTCGAGACCGGGCACACATGGTGTTCGTCGAAATACCGGGGCTTGTCTGGTACATGCTGCACTCACTGATCAGCGAGAAGCACCGCATGGAAGAAGCGCGCGCCTATAACCAGCTGATGTTCGGCAACATCCCCACCAGTCAGATCTACGTGCAGGATCACGGCGTCGTGCGCCCCCTGCGCGAGGAGGAGCGTACGTGGCCGGAATAAGCGTTGCGGAGCGATTGGCGTTCAGTGAGAAATGCCTGGACATGCTGGTGTCGTCCCTGCGGGAGGACCTGAGAAGGGGTCCAATGTCAGGTGATGAATTGGCCGCCATGGTGGAGGAGATGAAGATGGACCTCAGTCAAGAATGGCTGGAAACCGTTCTGTGGATTCTTGCCGTCGCGCAATTCCGACTGGCCCAACAGCCACCAGCGTGACCTACTGAGGTGCCAGGCGGGTGGCGTATAATTGCGGTAGCTGGCAGGTGGCCAGCGACAGGAGAGACTATGAGCACCCATATCGATGTCGACGCGACTGACACCACCATCAAGGTCCACGTCACCGACGACACGGGCCGCGACCAGCGGGCGACCATACCGCGTGTGCCGCTGACAGGATCGGGGGCATATGTCACGTTTGCCAACGCGCTGGACGTGATGATGTACACCTGGGAGGACCGGCGTGGCGACGAAAGAGGCCAGCCACTCCTCCCGACCACCAAGTGCTACGCCCGAGCAGACGACTGATGACTGCCGAAGACCCCGACTACCGGGATGTCGCGGTTGGCGCCTACCAGGGTTACGAGGCCGAGGCTCTTCCTACGCCGCCCATCACTATCGAGGGCCTTGACCTCTCGGTGCGTGGCTACAACGTCCTCAAGCGCAACGATGTGACCACCGTTGAACAACTCACCCGGTGCACTGAGGACCAGCTGCTCGACATGCGCAACATGGGCCAGAAGCCGGTTCAGGAGATCAAAGAAGCTTTGGCCCGCCACGGGCTACACCTGGCCGGTCCACACCCATGGACTGATGAGGTGGTACACGAGATGGTCAACATCTACCGGTGCGGCAATGTCGAACTGACCATTTCACCGGACGGCACCACCCACCTGAACATGGCGCACTACTCGCCGGCGGAGTTCGGGGCGTTGCGCAAGATCATCGCCGACCTCCCAGAGGGGGAGGAATGAAAGAACTCGAGCGGGTACTGACAGAATTCAAAACCTCGGCCATTGATGGTCGTGATGCCGCGCGGTTGGCCAAGTTCGTCCCTGAAGCCGACCTGCCGCGCATCGACGTCACGCTGAAGCCTGAGTACGTCGGCCAGCATAAAGCCCAGGAGTGGACACGCGAGAACGTCCTGACACAGTTGCGCAAGGATGTGGAGTTCGGCTTTGAGAAGGCGCTGAACTGCCGCGGCATCTCGTCGTCGCTGATGTTCGAGGTGGTCAGGATGTGGAACGACATCCTGCAAGAGGGTTTGGAGACCTGGGACGAGAACGAGTATGCGAACTACGGTCTGCCGCTGTTCAAGGCCACGGCCCTTAAGTACGGCTTCCCCAACCCCATCGGCGACGACACCGGTGATGAGGACAAGTACGAGGAAGAGACCTACGCATGACGGGCGGCGTCAAAAATCAGCGCGCTGGCGAAATAACCACCGGCGTCGCCCGCATTAACGTGGCACGCCGATGTGAACACCGTCAGCAAGGTTCTACGCGGCGGGTCAGGGGCGGCGCCAATTCGCAAACCGACACAGCAAGTGCGCTAGCGGCGCCGCCCCGCCCCGGCGACAAGGGTGTAACCGACCGCAAGGAGCCACGTGTCGCCGGGGTCGCGTCGTGAATCCCGACACCTACACCGGCCAAGAGGTCGCCAACGCCTACCAGCAGGGCTTCCGAGAGGGTGTGGAAGCGGCGTGCAGAGAGCACGGACTCCCCATGCCCACGTGGCCCTGCGATGAGGACGAGCAGTAATGCCCTGGGTCAACCGCCGCAAGCACCGCGCCTTCCTCAAGAAGGTGTGGTTGTCGGGCTACCGGGCGGGCAGGGTGCAGTACCACCTCTATGGCCCTGGAGCAGGGATTGACGAGGACGTCCAGGAGTACTTGAAATTCGACAACGATCTGTCATGGTGACGTCGCAATGCGAAGGGTTCAACTGTGAAGGACGACCAGTTCAAAGACATCCCGGAGCACATCCGCGAGAAACTGCCGCCTGAGTTGAGCGATGCCGGCGGGGGGAAGTCAGCGATGGCGGTGAACTCCGAGATGGTGGATGCCTGCCACGGGGCGCGCGATTATGTTGCCGGGGTGGTGGAGAAAGCCCGCGCACTGGCGCAAAACATCAAGGACAACGGCGCGAGCTTTGATGAGGCGTGGGCCGGTTTCATCTCCCTGACGCACGCCGTGGGACCCATCGACAAAGAATCTGCACCGGTGTTGTTGGCCTACGTCCTAACCGAGGAAGTATGGGCCAAGTCGGCTTTGCATGAGGGTCAGCAGGTCAAGATCATCAATCCTAACTTGTACCGCAGTGGCCAGGTCGGCAGGCTGACCCAAATCAGCCAGCCGGGTGTGCAGTACTGGGTCAAGTTCGGCAACGAAGCCGATGACCACTGCTTCAACGAGAAGGACCTGGAGGGCCAATGACCACACCGCAATACCTTCTCCTGTCAGCGATCCTCTGTTTTGTTGTCGGCAGCGTGTGCTGCCTGCAGACGGTCAAGAGCGGGTTTGCCTCCGGTCACGGCAGCACCACCCTGTGGAGCTTCCTGACATTTACGTTCGGCTTCGGGATGGTCGGCAGCATCATCGCGCTGGCGTTCATCGGACTAGGGCATGTCCATTGAGTTGTCACACGCCAACTGGAGCTTCGACAGCAAAACGCAGCACGGCGTGTACAGGGGCGGCGTCAATGCAAGGCCCGGCAGCAACGGAGCCAACGGCGCCGCCCCACACCAACGCTACCGATGTGCCAGCGTGGTGGCGTATAATTAGGGGGTGGCTGGCAGCGGGTCGGCCACAGGGAGGTAGCGGTGAGAATCGTTGCTGGGGTGGTGGTGATGCTGGGGGTGACACTTGCGCCACCGGCGCACGCGAAGCCGCCGCACGACACGGTCGGCGGCGGCACGTTCAACATCAACAGCGAGAGTGTGTGTACCGGGTTCCAAGTCAGCCTCCGACAATATGAAGCCTGCCGGGGCTACACAGTGAACGTCGTCAATGAAGGCAGTTACATCACCGTGCCGCTGTTGGCGCACAGCTGGGTGTCGTGTGACACCTTCATGCCTGATGGCCAGCCTTTTGACCACGACACACTGAGCGCCACCGAAGTCCCAGAGCACCAGGCATTCTGGGCCTCCCACGGGTGGGGTCCGTATAACCCGCAGGCGATATGTCAGCTCTGGTAAGCGCGCCAACGCCTGATTCGACGGCACAGGACCGTACGGCGCGCGGGGCGGCGTCTAAACAATCGCCGAGAGCACGAACTAGAGCGGCGTCGCCCACACTCAACACGCCAAACGATGCATCGACAGCAAGAAACACAACGGCGTGCCGTGGGGCGGTGTCAATGCCAGGCCCGAAAGCACCAACTCAAGCGGCATCGCTCCGGGGGCTCTACACGTCAAATCTGCATCCGGCAGCAAAATGAAACGCGACGTGTGGTGGGGCGGCGTCAACACCCGGTACGCCAGCATGGAATCCCCCGACGTCGCCCCACCACCCCGGCTCAATGGGCTACGTGGGAGCAATGATGAGTCCGCGCCGGGGCACCAACGTCCGCCAAACCTCGACCCGACAACAAGAGCTGTACCGGCGGACGGGGGCGGCGCCAATGTTGCACACGGCGCGCAAGATAAAGCTCGGCGCTGCCCCACAGAGCCCGGCGACAAGGATCGCGACGATGTCAAAAAACAGGCCGTCGCCGGGGCAACCAAAAAGATGCCCGTGAAACTGACGATCAACGGCGTGTACATCCCAGCAACGGAGTTCGCCTACGACGGCTGTCACAAGATCTACCTCATCAACACACTGCAGGAACGCGCCAAGATGGTCGCCTTCGGCTATGGCGAGGACGAAGGTGACTCTGCCATCCTGCCCATTGCTGAACTGCCGCGTATCTGGGACGAGTCCTGCGGCCTGAAGTTCATCAGCGCCGCCGACTTGAACACACAGTACGTCGCGCAGTTTGATCCCGAACCAACTATCACAGTGGAGGCATGATGGCACCCGAACGATGGTGGAGCAGAACCAAACCCGCCACGCCGCGCAGACCGCGGCCCGGGCACGTGGTGCAGCAGACGAGCGCAGGAGCAAACTCAGTGATCATGCAGTCTGGCGGCAGCATCAGTTCCCTCAAGGTCAACGGCCTGGACATCTCCGTCGCTGATGGCGTGGCGTTATTCAAACTCCCCGGCTACGAGAAGTCCCGAAAATGCGAACACCAGACGGTACACCGCGACCCGCTGGTCCAGCTCAAGGTAGATGCCGCCACGGGGAAGCTCATCGGCGTCATCATCGACCAGGGGAAGTGAAGGACTATGGCGGCGTCAAACCCAATTGTGCCCGGCAAGAACACGACCGGCGCCGCCTCATCACCTGATGAGAAGACGTTGACCGTCTGGACGGTGTACTGCAACCCTCACGACTACCCACGCAAGTGGGTACTGCGGGGCTTCGACATAGGGCCAGGGTGGACGCGACCGCATACCGAGTGTGTGGTGGTGGAAACGCTGGAGAAGGTCCGCGCCGCGCTACCACCTGGGCTGACCCGACTGCCCCGCAACCATGACGACGACTCGGCGATCTATGAAACCTGGATCTGATGCACGCCAGTGGGGCAACCGGTAGCAAAACGCGCAGCGGCGTGCCGTGGGGCGGCGTCAATAGCGGTGGCGGTAGCAATTGCTCACGCGACGCCGCCCCACACCAGAAAGGAGCCTCATGCCCTACGGTGATCCACAGCCTGCGCTCCATGTGTCATGCCGGGCCTGTCGCGGGTCCAACGTCCAGGTGGAAGTCTGGGAGAGCAGTGATGGAGCGTTCGAGGACTACCACTTCACCTGCACCGAGTGCGGCCACAACTGGTGGATTGATGGCCCCGATTCCTAGCACGCCAAGGTTCCGGATGACAGCAAAGAAAATGATGGCGTGCGGCGTCAAACGTACAGGCGATGGCAAAACCCAAACCGGCGCCCCGGCCCCCGGCGACAAACTCTCCCTCGTTAGCACTATGAGGTACGTCGCCGGGGGCTACCTCGGGCACTGATCGTCACTGACATACATCGGCACTGTCATGTCGGCGGCGATGATCGCGTGCAGTCGGTTCCATGAACTGAGCAGGCGACCGTTGCGCAGCACAATCGGCATCTCCATCAACTGCCAGGTACCGTCGCGCATCATCGTGGAGTAGCGGCGGACGCGACCTGTATCAGGGGTGATCGGCGCGATGGTGGCGAGCCACTGGCGCGCCATATCGGGTGTGATGTCCACCAGGCGCATAGCACGGCCATAGCGGACGGTATCCGACATGCCCGTTGGCCGGCGCACCACAGGCTCTCTGCGCCGGTGCACGACAGGTGCGTGGTCGAGTCGTCCAACACATGGGTTGTTCTCCATAGAGTTAGTGTACCGATGTGCCAGGCCGGTGGCGTATAATTAGGCGTGGCGGCAAGGGTCGCCAGGAGAGGGAGGCAGGCGGCGTCAATGGTTGTCCTGGCGGCAAGATACCGAGTGGCGCCGTCCTCGGCGACAAGGGATGGGACGTCGGCAAAGGTGCATACGTCGCCGGGACACAGACTTCAGACGGCGCCAATCAGATCGACGGGAGCAACCCCAGAAGCGGCGCCCAAGCCCCCGGCGACAAGTGTAGCCACGAAGGCAAAACTCCAACCGTCGCCGGGGGCATTCAAACAGAGGGCTGTCGATGTGGTATCGACCTGACGGCCCCTACATCTGGCGACCAGAGTTGACGTTGCGCCGGGCAGAGTACCGCTCCTCACAGGGGATTGCGGAGTACCAGTCGTGGTGGCCCACCGCGAACTGGCGGATCAAGACGCGGTGGCGCGTTCACGCACTCTGGGCCGCGTTGTGGCTGACGCCCAGCGCGGCGGCATACCTGCAGAGCAACCGCAGGATTGACCAGGAACAGGCTGCTTTCCTGCGGGACGGCACGGTGCTTCGACTACCGGGCGGCAACTATGAGCTCGAGGTCCGCGGATTCGTCCACCACTACCATGACTTGCAGCACCGGGGTCAGATGCTGTGGGCAACCGATACCGGTTTGGACGCTGATCTTGATGCATGACAGCCTGATGCACACGAGTACGCACCACCACCTGGACTTCCTGCTGTGGTGGACGGCCATCGCGGTAGTGCTGTATCTGGTGATACTCGCCTTGTTGCGGCGGGCCAGGTGGCTGGTCATCGCCGCGCCGGTGGTGTGTATCTACGGCTGTATGCCGCTCATCGTCTGGGTGGGCAACGACGACCTCAACAACATGGGGTGGGTAGTCCTAATAGCCCTCCCCTTCGCCGCCGCCGGAGTGTTTCCCCTCTGGCTGGTGAGCAGACGTCCGCGCGTCAATCAACGTGTTGCTGGCAAACCTAGGAACGGCGCGCGACGATGAAGCGGCGTCAATACCACGCCCGAGAGCACGATCTCGAGTGGCGCCGCCCCGGCGACGAACATGACGTCGTCAGCAACAGCACCCATGTCGCCGGGCTTTGCACGTCAACCAACGGGCCGCTGGCAAATGAACGAACGGCGTGCAACGGGGCGGCGTCAAAAATGCGTGCGCCGGCGATACCCCCGGCGTCGCCAGCAATTCGCCTCCCGTCGCCGGGCTTAACAGAGAGGAGAGGATATGAGAGGACAGGGACTAGAGGTTGAGGTCAATGTCGATGAACTGCGGACCAAACTCCAGCAGAACCGCGCCAAGCACCTCAAGGAGCATGAGAAAGCCAAGAAGGGGTGGGCCAAGCTCCTGGACAAGGAGTTGCAGAAGCTACTCATCGACCTGCGCGACGGCAAAAGCATCGACGACAACCGCCTGTACATCAAGAACCAGAAGCCCAAGCACTTCCTGCGCGAGTACGACGAAGCCATCGACATGCTCGGCTGGGAGAAGCGCTCGTCCATCCCCATCGACCAGGAGCACTTCCGCGCCTACATCCACGATGAGTGGACGTGGAAGACCACCTGGGAGGCGTCCAACGCCACCTACATCGCGGCAGGCCGATGAACCGACGCATCGGCCGGATAGGTCAGCTTCTTGCACCCAGCTACGGGTTCTGCAAGAAGTGCAAGACGCCGTGGCGATTCGTACGTGAGCACACCACGTCCTACGGCACGCGCGGTCGCGGGTGCTTCCCGTTGTGCCAGAAGTGCTGGGATGAACTGACGCCCCAGACGCGCCTGCCGTTCTATCGCGCGCTGGTCATGTCGTGGAAGCACTTCGACGAACCGGTTGAGCAGACGTGGGCACAGCTGCAAGAGGCGGTGCTCGCCGGTGGATGACATGACTGTACGCGCAGCCCGGATACAGGCGGCTAAGAAGGCCATGCTGGAAAGCCAGAAGGGCTACGAAGGTTGGGACACTACCGTGCCGGACTACGTCGCTGAGTGGCTGGCTGAGGTCGTCGTAGATGCCCTATTTACCGATCACACCTTCGATAACATGAAGACCCCCTGATGCGAGAACGCACAGCGTACATGGGCGGCGTCAATGCTTCTCCTGGCAGCAAGCCACCAAGCGGCGTCGCCCAACCCCCGGCGACAAATGCCGAATCGACGACAATCTGCTCCACATCACCGGGGGACCAACTTTGCACGCCAAGTAGCTCTTCGGAGGCAAAAGCAAGAACGGCGCGTCAGGGGTGGCGTCACTGCGCAGAACGTCAGCAAGAGCTTGCTCGGCGCTGCCCAGCCCCGGCGACAATACTTGGAGTGTTAGCAATTCGGTATCCGTCGCCGGGGCACCAACTTCGCACGCCCAGTAGAAGTTCGACAGCAATGGACCACACGGCGTGCAGGCGTCAATCGTCCTCTCGGCAGCAAAAGGATAATCGACGCCACCAGCCCCCGGCGACAACCACTCGTATGTCCGCAACGGATGAGTCGTCGCCGGGGGCCCACTTCTTCACACGCCAATCATGGCGTGTGCAGGACGGGCGTCACTTCACCTCTCGCCGGCAAAGCCGTGAACGGCGCCCAGCCCCCGGCGGCAAGGAAGACATCAACGGCAATCGTTGGCACGTCGCCGGGGGCTACCCGCCAGGCGATAATGGGTAGCGTGCCTGATCGGAGTGACATGGACATTACTGCCCGCATCGCCGGAGTCATCAGCGAAGGACTAGGCGGTGACCCCCACGGCACCGCGATGAACGTGGTGAAAGAGCTTGGCCTGACACCAGAGTGGTCTATGGAGACAGTCGTTCTCTCACCGCCTGACTTTGACCAACTGAACGGGCCAGACCGTGCCCGCGCCCGGTTCGCGCCAGGCTTTCACGAAGAAACATACGACGTCATCAGTTGGCGCACCCAGGGCATACGTGTCGGGTTGCATGATGTCGAGCACGGCTTCCCACCCATCGGTGGCGCTATCCCGGCACCCGGCGGCGGGGTTATCTCCAACAACCCTGATGGCCCCGCGGTTTTAGATGAGTGACTTTGCACGCCAAAAGAAGCATCAACCGCAAGTTGAGTCACGGCGTGCGGGACGTCAGGATGAACGGCGAAAGCAATACCTCCACCGGCGCCCCAGCCCCCGGCGACAAAGGCATCTGCGAGAGCAATGACACGGGCGTCGCCGGGGGCTACCTAACCTACCGAGGTGCCAGCGTAGTGGCGTATAATTGACCTGTGACCCGCGCTGGCAAAATGCCCGTACGAATGATCCGCTACCGCCGTCCCGACGAGCGGATCTGCGGGCTGACGCGGGGCGAGGTCGAACAACTCACCTGCTTCAACAGCGAAGTGTACCGCGGCATCATACACACCCCCGAGTACCAAAAACACATGGCCGCGCTACAGAAACGCTACAACCGGGGCCGTGAAAGGGAGCGGCGGAAAGAAGAAGAAACCGGCGTGATGGTCGTGGAACCATGGTCGCCCTGAAGTACAACGACGTGCACGCCAAAAGGTGTTCTGAGGGCAAGAAAGAGAGTGGCGTGCATGGGGCGGCGTCAACCCCCTGCTTGAGGGCAAGCAATCTCACGGCGCCGCCCCCTCTACTTAGGAGGCAGAGATGTTGACGTTCCTGGCCGTGGTGGGAGGGGTTGCCCTGTTCCTTGGCGGCGTCAAACTGCGCAACATCATCGAAGCGCGCCTGCGCGGCGGAGTGGATAAATGATCCCCGAGGGCAAGTGCTGCCCGGCGTGTGAACGGCAGCGTCAATCCGAAACACGGAACGCAAGCGGAAACTCGGCGCTCCCGGCGACAACGGAGTTCTCGACAGCAATATCAGCACCGTCGCCGGGGGTCACACGGGATGGCGTCAATCCGAGCCACGACGGCAGGGCACGACTCGGCGCCGTTCCCGGCGACAACACGCAATTCGTGAGCAATGGCATTAACGTCGCTCGGGGCGGCGTCAAGGGGTTGAACGGCAGCAAAGAGACACCCGGCGCCGCCCCACCCAAGGAGTACAACCCGGCGACCAAAGCAGCAACGCCAGCAATCTCTGATTCGTCGCCGGGACAAGACGGCGCCAAGCCCACACTCGAGTGCAAATGACACATCGGCGCCCCCGGCGACAACGGCGATATCGACCAGCAAAAACGTTAACGTCGCCGGGGGCACCAGACTTCGCACGCCAAACTCATTACCGAGAGCAAGGAGTTAGTCGGCGTGCAAGGGGCGCCGTAGCCCCCGGCGACAATTCAGGCAACGAGAGCAATCGTTGGCACGTCGCCGGTGCCACCTACTTCACACGCCAATGGTTCCGTCGCGAGCATTAGACAACACGGCGTGTGAACGGGGCGGCGCCAAGCGGCACTCCGAAAGCAAAGGTGTAAAGCGGCGCCGCCCCAGGCAACTAAGGAGCGACATGGACGTGACCTGTGACATCAAGTTCATCAAGACGGCGTGGTGGTGCCCCGCATGGATTGATCGCCGCATGACGGAGGGATGGACCTTCAAGCAGGCCGTTAACTACCTGGGCCTGCGCGAAGGGGTGCACTGGTGGGTGGCGTAAAGCCCATTCAGGGCCGCACACCTGCGGTTATGAGCCAGACCCCTGGGTGCCTCGCCGCTGGCGAGAGCGTGGGGAAGCTAGCCCCCGGCGACAAATAACTTCGCGTCGTTCAATACTGACCCCGTCGCCGGGGGTTGCCTAACTACCGATGTGCCAGGTGGCTGGCGTAAAATTACCCAACGTGGCGGCAAGCGGTCGCCGGGAGAGAGGTCATCATGCCAGCGAGGACTAAGACGGATTCGTCCACAGCCGCCGCCACCGCACAGGCGGCATTTATCACCAAGATCGGCACAGAGCGACTACGCATCCCGATTACCGGAACAGCGCCACTGATCGTCCACCGGTGGTCCGAGAAGGCCAAGCGAGAGCTTCTTGAATCTCAGCAGTCGAAGAAGCGCGCCAAGGAGCCGCGCAACCCTGATGCTGAATATGAAGATTCGCTCTACCGGATGATCCTCGAGGTGCCCAAAGGGCGTAGTCCCCGCACACCGGTGGAGGAGCACAGCACCGCCCCACAGCGCCGCCGCAATGGCGAAAACGCTCAGCGGGGCAAGCAAACTCCAGCCACCGAGATCGTCCACACCTACGGGTTCCCGTCCCTGGCGTTCAAGTCAGCGGTGGTGGAAACTTTTCGCTTCTTCGACAAGAGCGTCACCAAGGTGATGCTGATGCAGTCGGTCTTCGTCCACGGCATGATCACCAAAGCCGACCCCGCGCCGCTCATCCCGATCATCGGTGAACCGATCATGCGCGAGGACGTTGTCCGCATCGGCCAGAACGGAACACAGACCCGCTACCGTGGCGAGTTCACTGAGTGGTCCGCCACCCTGGACCTCACGTATGTCACCGCCACTCTCGACCGAAACTCACTGTTGTCGCTGGTCGACGCGGCTGGCATGTTCGTCGGCGTGGGGGAGTGGCGTCCTGAGAAGGCGGGGGAATCAGGCACCTTCACGCTGGCCGACGCCGACATCGAAGTAGTCAAGACCCCCTGGCAGCGCCAGAAGGTCCAGCACTAGAAGGAGAAGTCATGAGTGTCCGTAGTGTCGTCGGGGTCGAGCTGCAACGGATGATCGGACAAGCCGGTCACCTGACCCCAGAGGCAGTCGTTAACGAGGCACGGTCGGAAGACTCTCCTCTGCATACCTTTTTTGAGTGGGACGACGACATTGCCGCCGAGAAGTACCGGCTGGTACAAGCAAGAACGCTCATCCGCATTGTCCGAGAAGAAATCGGTGAAGAGGATGATGGTGAGCCCAAGTATGTCCGCGCGTATGTTTCAGCGCGGCACGTTGGTCGGGAAGAAACCGGGTACCTCGCAACTCGTGAGGTACTCCAGTCGCCGGTCAGCGAAGCAATACTCCTGCGTTCACTAAAGCGGGAGATCACCGGCTTGCAGAAGAAATACGGTCACCTACAAGAGTTCGGCGCGATCATTCGCGGTGAATTCGGCGACCTCGCAAGCTAGTGATTTAGGCAAGGTGGGGCGCGGTGCGGTGTGGCCGGATAGGGCAGGGCTAGGCTCGGCAGGGCTCGGCAGGCGGGGCTAGGCCGGGTATGGCGGGGCGGGTCTCGGTTTGGCACGGCTCGGCGCGGCTTGGCAGGCGCGGTTGGGCACGACGAGGCTCGGCAGTGCGGGGTAGGGCACGGCTCGGCGCGGCAGGCGCGGTTGGGCATGGCCTGGCTCGGCAGTGCGGGGCAGGGCACGTCTGGGCGCGGCAGGTGTGGTGTGGCTGGGCACGTCCGGGTATGGCGTGGCCGGGAGCGGCACGGCTCGTCTCGGCCAGGCTTGGCAGGCTCGACTTGGCAGGGCACGGCATGGCACGTCGGGGTAAGGCGTGGCGCGGCCCGGCAGGCCTGGACAGGCTAGGCATGTCTCAGCGCGGCGCGTCTTGGTGCGGCTGGGCCAGGCGAGGCAGGCTAGGCCCGGCATGGCGCGGCAGGGATGGCGCGGCAGCGCATGGCAAGGCCCGGCATGGCAAGGCAGGCAGGGCTGGTCTCGGCAGGGCAGGGCAAGGCACGTCGAAGCAAGGTCAGGCTGGGCTGGGCTGGGCTGGCAGTGTAGTGACCCCCGGCGACAAATAACTTCGCGTCGTTCAATACGGCTACCGTCGCCGGGGGCTACTCATACCGCTTGGCGTCCTTAAACGTTACCGGCACTTCGCTCAGGTGCTGGCACTGAATCCCGGTGTCGAGGAAGACGCCGTGCCCTTGGGCTCGCGCCTGCTGGCAGAACCAGAAATCGTGGCCTAGCCGGTCATTGGCGAACATCTCCACGTCGGGGTGCCAGTGCTCAAGGACGTGACGCGCAATCGACGTGGACCCGGTCCCCACGGCATCAACCGGATGCAGCGCCGGTGGGTCACTGCGCTCACTGACCTGCCGGGCCGTCAGCGGGACAAAGCGGCTGTTCTGCTCCCAGAAGGCCAGTGGTTCATGCGGTGGCTCATGGCGGCAGTACACCGATCCCACCACCGCCTGCTCCGGTAGGTAGTGCGCCATCCGTACCAAAGCGTGCGCCGGCAGGATCATGTCCTGCTCGATGAACACCAGCCGATCCCAGGGCCGCAGTGTCAGCGCCTTGTACACCAGGGAGGTGAACGCCTTGGTGATGTAAGCGCCGTTAACGTGCACCGTCCCCTGGACGTGCCGCTTGTCCACATCAAGCCACCCGGCGAAGAAGGCGGTGGAGACGGACTTGTAGAGGGGGAAGGCCACCAGGAGCTTGGACGGCGTGGTGGCGGTGGGCATGTTGGGGAGTTCGAGGGGGGCGAAGGTCATGGTTCACCCGTCATTGATTCCTCCTAAGAGTGCGAGCTGGTCGCCGGCGCCCGTATGCGACTTTTCCAGGTTGCACTTAGCATGGGCGAGCTGAACGTTCTCGTATGTATGGTCGCCGCCGAGTGCTAATGGGATGATGTGGTCGAGAGTGGCGGACAGTTTATGCGGCCACTTCAAACGTTTGTTGACCTTCTTACCGCATCGCCTACATACCCAGCCATCACGGTTGAAGACCTTTTGTCGGTCAACGTGCTCATAATTCCCACCCAGTATTCGAGCCCGGCGGGCATGAACTCCAGCCAGCGCCAACTCTCTTGCCCGCTCTGGGTTTTCTTCACACCATCGCTTGACCCTCTGCTGATTTCGCCTACGAAGCTCGGGGTCGGTAGCGTAGCGCGCCTTCCAAGCGGCAGAGATAGCCTCTCGGTTGCGTTGGTAATTAGCGGCCTTCGTCTGTCGGACTCGCTCCCGGTTTTTGGTCTGCCAGTCGCGGACTCCGGCCTTAATCTTCTCCGAACTCCCTCGATAGAAGGCAGCGCATCGTTTAGAGCTGCACTCTTTGCATATTCCGCTGAACCCGTCTGCGTGGCGGACATGAACGTAAAAGCAGTCGACCGACTTGACTTCGCAACAGTCGCAGCACCTCTTTAGCCCGAGAGTCAGGAGTCGCTCTCGTTCCAGCTCTTGTTCCCGCTTGGCGTCGCGGCGCTGTACCAAATCAGGATCGCGCCGTTCCTTTGCAGTAAGGGTCCTTTGGCAGGCACAGGGCTTGCATGTTGAGGTCAGTCCGTCATGCTTTGATTTGTCCTTGTGGAAGTCGCTCAGCGGTTTCATTTCCCCGCAGCACCCACACCGCTTCTCACCGGACATTGCGGCGTCCCCACGCACCCGTGAGGGTCAGATGCTTCAGCACCAAGCGCTGAGCGAGCTTGGTGGCAGTATCGCGTTCCGGTCGCGCGGCATTCGTATCAATCGCCACTGCGAGGAGGCGAGAGGCAGTCCGCAGTGGTGACGCCTCATCTCTGACATCGGTATGTGCGTACATACAACTCCTTTGGTCAACCCCTGACCTGATGACAGGGTAGTTGCTAGGATAGACATCAGATGACCAGGCGCTCAACTTTCTACGGAGGTTTTTTCATTGCAAACTTTTCGAGATGATCCCGACGTGGTGATCTCGATGCTCAGCGCGCGAGCTACAGCGGGATCGCATGAGGCTATGGAGACACTTTCGCTGTTAGCCAAGTTTTGGCTCCTGCGGCATGATATGCCCGGTCATCTGCCCCGGGAGTGGCAGCCGAGGTGTTCAAAGACGAGCGTGCCGGTTGATGGCGGGGTCATTCCTGAATGGGTCGAAGGATGGCTCTGGGGCTATGGCAGTCCAGATGTCTATTGGCGCATTGAGATCAACTGGCGCGGCCAGCCCGAGTTGGTTGAGCTACGGTTCTGCAAGCCGAAGTTTGGTCGCAAACGGCGTGGGATCAGACAGAAGGACCTCAAGTCAACGAGCATTGCTGAGCTGGAAGATAAGTACGCGGATGTCGCCTTCGCTGACCATCAGCCCGATGAGATAGCTGCGGCACGCAAACATATTGAGCGTTTGCGGCAAACTGGCGGCAGGAAGACTATGACGCCGCTATCCCTTGAGCACGTAGCCAGGGTGTACCGATCCAATAAACGCGCACCGACTCAGGCTGTCGCTACAACCTTCGGTGTCAGTCACCGAATGGCATCGGTATACGTCGCACAGGCACGACAGGCCGGCCATCTGCCTCCGACTAAGCAGGGCAGAAAGAACGCGGATTGGACGGGCTAGACAGCAAACTCCCCGACGTTTGCTCAACGCCGGGGAGTTTGCTTATTCAGTTCTTGCTTAGCCTAAAACCGCTGGTTAGAACGTTGGGGCTGTGAGACCAGTGATTTCCACGATTGACTGTGGATAGCGAGCAGCGGAGAAGGCTAAGTAATTGTAAATTTGGAGCAAAACCGTCAAGTTCGCGGCCTTAGTCTCAGGCAGGACGCGAGCGCGGATGCCCGACTCCCACAGGACGAGGTCGCTGGCACGGACCACGTAGATGATGTCCTCAGTGCCCGTAGGCGTCTCGGAACCATTAGTGGTCGTGATGTTTGGATCGGTCACGACGGGCAGGCCGTGCATGTTACCGACCACCTGCTGCGATGCGACGTCGGTGAGCACACCGCCGACGTTCATCGGGCTGTTGGCCGCCGGGAGGAACAGCGGGCGGTCAGTCGTGTCGAGCAGGCTCAGGAACCAGCCCCACCTGCGAGGGTGCATCACGATCACTTCCGGGGGCAGGAAGCGGGTAGTATGCACGGTTTGGATTGCGTTCGCGATACTCGAGTACACGCCCTGAATTGTGACCGAGTCCACCGCGATGGTGTTGATGCCCGGGGTGTAGTTGACACCCAGCACCTGACCGCTGGTACCCGAACCGCCGAGAACCTGCTGGTCAGTGGCAGCTGCGTGGGCTGCAACCAAATCACGGAAAACTACATCATCGAACGCTATCGGCGACTGGTCGATGAGCTGAATGGCGACACCTTGCTGGCCGGCGATGGTGCGCACCGGAGCATTGATGAACGTGTCCGTCAGGTCAACGTCCGCGACCGTGCTGTTGTCCGACACCTGGACTCCAACAGAGGTACCAGTCAGCAACTTCGGGATGTTGATCGAGTCGGTTCCACCGGGCAGAGGCTGACGCTGGACCAGGTTAGCGAATGCACGGCCAGGACGAGCCAGTTCAATATACTGGTTCATAAGCCACGCCGGCGGAACTGCGTATCCACCTTGGCCATCAACCCTCGAGATGTCGCGGTACTCGGTGTACTCATCGAGCGTCTGCACGTCCTGCGCGTGGCGCAGCAGACGGTCGCGGCAGTCGCCGGTGTCGTCCACGTTCAGCGCGACCTTGATCATGTCCTGCATGTAGGACCGACGCGGGTCACCCTTCTGGTAGATCGCCTGCTCGCGGACCTTGGTGATCGTGCCCTCGGCGCGACGGATGCGCGACAGGGAGGCGTTGATCTGGCCGCTGCGCTCTACCTCAGCGCGGATCTCTTCGATGCGCTCGTCCAGGCCGACGATCTCGGCACCCAGAGTGCGCATCTCTTCCATGTACTTGCGGAACTCGTCGTCCTCTTCGGGCTCGAGCTTCTCGCGTCCCTGCTCGCGCGCCAGGAGAAGAACAGCCTCACCCTTTTGCTGGGCACGGGCGCGCTCCTCGTGAACATGACCACGGCGCTTAATCAGCGTTGCCAGGAAGTCTTCCATTCCTGCTGCCGCGACTAGGCCGCGGTTCTCCACAACGGGAGCGTTGTCGATACTCATCGACGTGAATCCTCTCGGATCTTGGCCCAGGCGGGCTGGTTGATTTTGGGGGGTCACGATTACGTTTCGTGAACGGCGCAGGCCCGTAGGTGGCGACTTTTAGACCCATCGCTTCAGTACTCCGCGTCCCGAGGGTCCCGCTGCCCGGCTAGCTTCTCGCTTCGATACTCCGCGTCCCGAAAGCCTGCCGCCAACGTAAGCGGAAGGCTGAGCACCCGTCGACGCTCATCTACCGCCTGCGGGCAAGTGTAGGGCAAGTTAGCCCATGATTTGCAAGCGCGACACGCTAGTTAGGTATTCATCAACCCGAATCTTCTTCAGGAGAGTGTTGATCCTGGGCTGGTATTTCTGTATCACTGCGTACTCAAGAGCGGCCATCTGCCGCTGATCTTGACACTTGATCATTCGCATGGAGACAGTCTCACTACCCTTGAGCTCATCACGCAGGTGCGTCCCTAGGCGACCAAGAAGCGCTCGCGACTGACCCACGTAGATCGGATCGCCCGAGACGTCAAGTAGGAGGTAAACGAAGTAACCGTTGACGTCATCTTTAGAAAGCTCGAATACCGGCAGGTTTGCGCGGTCGCATAGCTCGTCTAGCTCGAGCAACGGGGTCACGATTGACGGCGGACCAACTAGAGAGGGGACTGCTATTGGATCAGGAACTAGCTCTTCTTTGAAGGTCCCCACGCCGAATTTTGTCAGCGCAGCTTTGATTCGACCTTGAATCTTGACGACTTGCTCAGCCGTGTAACCCTTCTGGTTTTTCGGCATGTTGATGTAGGCCCACGCCGCTTTGGTGTGGTCTTTAGTGTCAATCGGATAGCGCTTCTTGTTATCCGGCTTGTAGCCCGGGTCAGCGTAGGGGCGGTTGGCGTAAGGATGAGATGGGTCGCGTCTGGCTAACTGTCGATCCACCCGCCAAACACTACTATTTGAGCCGCGACCTCTAGGTATTGACACGCCGGTGTCTAAACTCAGCAAAGACGTCTTCTTACGCGCGAGTGACATGTGGATTGGAGTAGGGAAGTCGGCGGCGGATTTGTCCCCGCCCAGCCGTACGCTTACTTATGTGGTCGCGAGCTAAGGACAGCCCAATGAGCATCATCGCCGGCGTTGAAGTGGCCCTGCCTCGCTACCGCTATACCCAGCGGGAGATCACCGACACCTTCTGCTCCTTCCGTGGCTGGGGGGAGCACGCTGACATCCTCTACAAGCTCCACAAACACGCGGGGGTAGAGGCGCGACATCTTGTTCTCCCACTTGAGCGGTATGCCGGTCTCACTGATTTCGGTGAGGCCAACGACACCTTTATCGAGCACGCCACCGATTTGGGCACCCAGGCGCTGGCCGGTGCGCTGGAAAAAGCGGGCCTGGCTCCCCAGGATGTCGACCTGCTCATCACCACCACCGTCACGGGCGTCGCTGTCCCACCCCTCGACGCGCGCATCGCCGGGCGACTGGAAATGCGGCCCGATATAAAACGCACACCACTTTTTGGGCTCGGGTGTGTCGCGGGCGCTACCGGCGTCGCGCGACTGCACGACTACCTGAAGGGTGAGCCGAATAAGGTCGCGGCGCTGGTGTCCATGGAGTTGTGCAGCCTGACGTACCCAGGGGCCACCCCAACGCTGGCTAGTCAAGTAGGGTCCGCGCTGTTTGGCGACGGCGCAGCGGCGGTCGTAGCGGTCGGTAAAGACCGCGCCAGCCACACCGGCATAGCGGGACCAGCGGTGTTGGACACTCGCAGCCACCTCTACCCCGCGTCCTTGCGAACGATGGGGTGGGACATCGGGTCCAACGGGTTCCATCTCGTCCTGGCGCCTGATCTTCCCCAGCTGATCGAGACCTACCTGTATGACGACGTCAGCACCTTCCTGGCGCACCAGGGCTTGAAGATTTCCGACATCTCCATCTGGGTCAGTCACCCCGGCGGCCCGAAGATCATCGAGGCCATTGAGTCCACCCTGCACCTACCCACCGATGCGCTGGCGTTGAGTTGGAAGTCCCTGCGGGAGGTCGGCAACCTCTCCAGCGCCTCCGTGCTGCATGTGCTGCGCGAGACCATCGAGGCCAAAAAGAAGAAGGGTCACGCGCTCATGATGGCGCTGGGGCCCGGGTTCTGTTCAGAGCTCGTCATGCTCCGATGGTGATTCCTCCACCGGCCACAACGCTTTGCGCGCGGCCCTGATGGCAATCCGCACACTGGAGCGCACATTGGGGTCGGCGGACGTGATCTCGTCCAAGTCCTCCAGTAGCGTGTAGAAGGCGTTGCGGACCCGCACCAGTTCCTCGCGACACTTGGCGCATTCGGTCTTCGCCTCCTGCGCTTCCTTCTTCGCCACCTCATAATTACTGTGGGATTCGCGGTACCAGATCTCGTGGTCCTTAATGACCTTCTCCGCCTTAACCGCTCCCCTGTTGAATATCCCCTGGACGATTGCGACTGCCACTCCACTGCCACATGCGACACCGGCGCCGGAAGCCAGCAAGTCCGCGAGGATCACAGCAGCCTCCCCACCGCCCTTAAGCGACGGATGTCACGCATCACCAACACCATGGTGGCGATATACGTGAAGATGCCCAAGATACCGCCGTACACTCCCTTACTCCACGTTTCTGCGTGGAAGGTCGCCACGGTGTACGCCGCCATCGCGCAGTTGACGGTAGCGTCCCCGCCCAGTTGCAGCCACATGCCGCTGTAGGAGAACCGGGAGTTACGGATGATGAGACGGCCCAACAGTGCACACACCGGACCCGCCATGTTCATCCAGGCCCACATGATGAAGCTCTGGTGACTCATCGTGTCCTGCAACGTCATCGGCGCCTGGTTGACGCGCAGGTCGTGGAAGCCGCAGACGAAGCACCCGGTGTAGAACAGCCACTGGAATAAAACGATGGTTTCGCTGTCGACCAGGTACCAGAATCTGTCAATCAGGCCGCGCACCCGGCTAGCCACGAGGTTCGTTCCGTGGGACAAGGTCTCGAGGACGCCAGCCGGATCGCCAGCGTCCGAGGAATTCTGCCCACTCCATTCGGTCGGGGGGTGTGGCGCCGGCATCGAGGGCCGCTCGGTAATCCACGTACCACTGTTGGTCGAGTGAGATGAAGGAAAGCATGGCGGCGTGTTCAACTTCCAAGTCCTCCATTCGCACGACAGCGGCTTGCAGGCTCTCCCTCACCATCCGGTAGTCGTCGGGGATGGCACCTAGGGGGATACGCATCTTAGTCTCCAGCGCCAGTTGCGCGTGGTAACGCTCCTGGCGTTTGTGGAAGGAGGTGACGACCCCTCGCCCCAGCGGTCCCAGTGCTTTGGCGACGAAGTCGACGTTCTCGATCAGCCTAGTGGCCAACAACCAGATGAAAATGGCCACCGGCACGGTGACGAGCCACCAGTGGCCAAAGGTGTGAATGAGGTCGTTATCCTGTATCACGCTTCACCTTCTCCGGAGGTGGGAGGCGGGCATATGTCAGGTGTAAGTATGCGATGTATCCCCACAACACAGGGCGAGAAATTGCTGAAATCACCGGTCCGATTTGCCAGTGCGCCTGCAACAGACCCGAGATGATGGCGCCGATGGCCAAGGTGGCGTAGATGGTGAACAGCACCGCGTGGGACAAGAACGACAGGTGCCACCCTATCCGGTTGTGCAGACTGCCCTTGATGATGACGCGCTCACCGATCAGCGCGTGGGTTGCTGCCAACAGGAGCGCTGCCCCCACGGTCCACCTCGGCAGACTTGCCCACTTGGTCAGGTCGGCTGGGTAGACCTCAGAAAACGAAATACGCAGGCGTTCCGGGAGGCAATAGCTCAGGCCCCACGTGAAGCTCACCAGTAACAGGGCCGTCTGACTGTGCCGAGTGGTGATCGGGCTCCTGTACCAATGCTGATCGCCCGCCACCGGCGCGGCCATGACACTCCCCTTCGGTGGTGACTACTTCCCCGACTGCTCCTTTTTGAAGTCCGCAAGGCGGTCGCTGGCCACCCGCATCCGCAAAGACGGGTCCTGGGCAAGCAAACCGCGGTAGCCCACCGGCGCGCTTCCCTCACTACGCAACGCCTTCAGGTAGTCAGACACGTTGCCGCCCTCGCAGTCCTGGCCTGTCTCCATCCGCAGTTCCTGCATCTTGCGTGCGACATCGCTACTGGGCGAGTCGTTCTTGATGTTGCGCATGTTGTCCAATTGGGTCCTCGCTTTGGAGAGCAGCTTGCGCAGGTCGGGGTTACCCTCAGCCAGCTTGTAGGCGTGCACAATGGTGCGGTCCAGCGCCGCCGCCAACGAGAGGTCGATCTTGTCGTCGTCGGGGTTGTCCGCGTCAGTCTCATCGCACCGGTCGGTCACGCGACCCTCTCCTGTCTCGGGGTCATAGTCACCATCGTCATTGGCGCGGCTGTCGTCCTCGTCGCACTCAGGGCACGGTCCGTCGCCGCTGTGGTCATGGGCACGGTCGTCCTCATCGTTGTCGTCGTCCATCTCGTCCATGTCGTCACGCTTGGGAGTCGCCATGTCCGTGCCTTTCCCTCCGCCAACGATGTTGGGCGCGTCCGCGCCTTTCATCGGCTTGCTTTTGAACGGATCGCCCTTGGAGTCGCCCTTGAACGGATCTTCCTCTTTGATTACATCACCGGTGCCCCGGGAGAGCGCAGGCGCGCCGAGGGTCTGACGCGGCGCAGGCACGCTGTGTGGGTCGACATACGTCGGTAGCGTCCACGTCGCTTCCGGCGGATCAAAGGAGGTGCTGGGACTACCCAGGATATTGGCCGGGACGGGACCCAGCGCGGGGGCCTCCGACTCATCGGCGGTGGTGGCATCGAACGGCTCGTTGTGCGGGTCACCCGGCTCGGTGCTCGGCGACAACGGCGCGGGCAGGTTCGACGTGGCGCTCTGGTGCTTCCCACTGTCGGGCGCCGGCATGTCACTAGGGGGGAAGCCGCGCTCACTCTGGGTCGCCGGGACGCTGGCCGGGATGATCTGCGGCAACGGGACGCGGGAGCCATCTGTCAACACCGCGATGGCCAGGATGCTGCCGTCCTGCGCGCGGGTCTGCTCCACATGATGGATGGCGACATCGGCGGGTTCCACCGACTTCTTGTCTCCCCCGGTATCGACGCCAAACTTCTTCAAGGCCGCCTGGATTCGGCTCTTAATGCTGCTGACCTGCTGGGCGGTGTAGCCCTTCTGGTTCTTGGGCATGTTGATGTAGGACCAGGCGGCTTTCGCGTGATCCTTGGTGTCGATGGGGTAGCGCTTCTTGCCGTCCTTGTAGCCCGGGTCGGCGTAGGCCACATTCCCGTAGGGCTTGTCGCCGTCGTCGCGTCCCTCCAGCGCGGACAACGCCTGGCGCGCGCGGCGGATCTGCTCGATGTCCAGGGCGCCGGCCTTGCGCAACTCCACCAGTTCCTTGTTCGACAACGCGGCCAACGCGCTGACGGCATCCGCAGACAGGATGGCCTTGGTCCCGGGGTTCATGCCGTAGTTGACGACTGACACATCGCCCTTCTGCAACGACAGGCTGACAATCGTCCGCTGGGTGTAACTGCTGTCCCAGCTCTGGTCGGTGACGCGGAAGGCGAAGCTCATCTCGTCCATGTCGCCGCGGCGCATCTTGGGCATCAGGCGCTGGACATCAGGGTCACTGGGGTCCAGGGAGGCCCAGACCAACAGCCCGTGGTTGTCCACCGACAGCTTTAGCGTCCCACTCTTGGTGCGCGCCAGGGGCGTGCCCTCATGGTTGATGAGTAGTTGCAGGTCCGGGCTGGACGCCAGCGTGGTCTCGAAGGCCCGCTTGTCCAGTTGCTCCACCCAGCCACCCAGGTCGGGACCACCGTGGACGTCATAAGGCTCAAAGGTCGCGGCGTAGCCCTCAAGGATGATTTCCTTGAGCTCATTGCCCAAGCCTCTTTTTTCGCGGTACTTGAAACCCTCAGCGACGCTACGTTGTTCGCGTACGTTGAGTAGGTCCTGGCGGTTGCGCTGCTCAATCATCCGTTTCTCCATTTGGCCCGTCTGAGTCTAAGGGTCTCATTGAATCTGCTCGGGCGGCGACAGGCTTGCCGTTCTTTTTAGGCGGCGGCACGTTCTCTCCCCCGCCAATCGGCGGGGTCGGGAGTGTGCCCGGGTAGTCCTTGGGCTTCGCCGGCTGTGTTCCAGACGGTGGGTAACCCAGGGGTACGAAGTTAGAGGGCATGATCAGCGTATCCCCTCCTTCAACCGGATCGAGTTCTTCCTCCGCGCGTGCCTCGTTAATCTTCAAGAATGAGCCCTGGATGCCCGAAGCCAGGGCTCCGTACCGCTCCACCATGTTGCCGCGCAGTAGAGCGTTGTAGTCAAAGCGCACGAACTGGCCCCGAGGGAGGCAACGGGTGATGACACTTTCCATACACGCCGTCCATGCGCGGAAGGTATAGGTCACGGCCCCCAACGTGATCTGCTCGACACCCGTTCCCCACGCGGTGGTCTCCTTGGTGTCGCCGATGAGGATGGGTGGGACGCCGAACATCATGCACACTTCAGACCGCTGGAACTGCCGGGTCTCCAAGAACTGCGACTCGTCCGGACTGATGGTCAGCGTCTGCCACTTCATCCCGTTGGTCAGTATCGCGGGCAGTCGGCGTCCGGAGTTGCTTTTGATCCAGTTCTGTTGCAACCGCTGGATCGCACCCTCATCCATATCCTGCTCGGTCGACAGCAGACCCGAGGGGTTGGCGCTCTCCTTGAAGTAGCGGTAGCCATACTCCTCAGCCGACAGGCCCATGCCGATGGCAATGGCCGCCTGGCGGACGGGGGACAGTCCCCACGGCTCACCCGGCATGGTGAACCGGCGCATGTGGATCATGTCCTCGCTCGGGACGGCCTCACCCATGATGCGGTAGATGGGGTCGAACCACCGCAGGATGTCGGCGCGGCGCTCAAGGAACACGATGTCGGGGTGAAGCGGCAGCAACGCCATGGGGTAGCCCTGCTTGTCGCGGTCGGTGATGTAGTGGTAGCTGTTGCCGCGCAACGCCATGCTCGCCACCACCATCCACTTCCACTGGAAGAGGTCGAAGCCGGGGTAGGGCTCAGAGATCAGCCGTGGCTGTGGGTTGACCGGTTTGGGCACCCCCTTGGCGTCCCGCCGGTACGCCTTCCACGGCAACGACGCGATGGTGTCGGCCAGCAGACGGACGCAGGCGAAGACCGTCATGTGGGACATCGCGCGGTGCACGCCGACGAAGTCATCGATCACCCCCACCGCAGGGGGCGGGACGAAGCTACTGCTCATCAGCGTCCGTGCCTCGGGCATCCCCTGCTGGGGGAGTAACCGGCGGAAAATACTCACTGCTTAACCTGCTTCACCCTCATGGGTCTGACCTGTAGTGGCGCGTCGGTGGCAAACCCCACGATGATGAGACACACCCCGAGCACGATGAGTCCCAGCCAGGGCGCCAGCCGCCATGCGCCCGCCGCCACACACGCGGTGCCCAGCAATTCCAGCAGAGTGGAGAACAGGCCGCGCCAGTTGAACGCCGGCTTCTTCAAATCCTCCGGCCTGGGACCGATCCACGGGATGGGTGGTGGACCCGCGGGCTCTCCCCGCTCTTCTTTCTTCGGCTTGGGGTCGGGACGGTCCGCGCCACGCGGCAACTCCGTGACGGTGCCTTCCTTGTCTTCCTCGTTCTTGCGCGCGTCGGCGTACAGCTTGCCGCCCCGGCCGAAGACCTTGGCGTGGACGCGCTCAGCGTGCTTGTCCTTCAGTTCTTCGGCCATTCGTCTTCCATCTCCTTTTCCCAAGCGTTCAACGTGTCCTCATCCGGCCACAACACGATGTCCGGTGGCGGCTTGGGCGGCTTGTGTTCCAGCCATACTGCCCCAGTGCACGCCATGATGGGAGAGACGTCCACGGGGGAGTCGCGGCGGGAGAAGACCCAGCCGTCGCCCACGTTGCGGCTCACTCCGCTTTCTGCCGCGCGGTCCAACACGGCGGCGGGCCGGTGGAAAATCCGGTGCTCACTCACCAGGTCGTACATCAGGGCACAGCCCGCTGATACTTCAGGTCCCGGTCCCCACTCCACCACCGGTACCCCCGCCTTCTTCAGGTCCTCGATCATCCCGCTGGCCGGTGCCCCCGTCTTCTGCACCGCTACACCCTTGAACCTGTCCTTGCGCGCCTCCAGCCACGGGACCACCCAATCCGTCCCGCGTGCGCCGCTGATCACCTCGATGTGTAGGTTTCCATCCGCGCGTCGTGCCGCGATGGCGACGTAGCTGCGGGAGCGCTGATAGTTGACGTCCAGTGCTGCGTACAGTGGCGATTCTTCTACCCTTCTACTCGTCACGTCAGTCGTCTCAAACCAGTGCTCGCGCGGCAACACGCCGGGCTGCATACTGTCGACCCACTGACACAGGTGCTCTGTCTGGAAGCCCGCCATGTTGCGGCTTTCCATCGCCTCGAGGTAGCCCCGCAGGTCGTCGATGGTGAAGTCGTTGAGCAACCCCATGGACGGGTTCGCTTGGTACCAGTACTGCGGGTCGTGCGGGTCGACGTCCATGGGCACCGACCACTCGAAGATGGCCGTCTGGGTGTGCTCGGTCTCGTGCGTGGTGACCCGGCGGCTGGCGCCATCGCGCAGGGAGCGCAACACCTCACTGCGCTGGTCCCCCGCGTTGGACGTGCACACCACCTGGCTGTACTTGCGCACCGTGGTGGTCGGCACAATCGCGTTCCACGCATCACTGCTGGTGTGCTCACGCAACTCGTCCAGCATGGCGATGTCGACCGACAGCGAACGGGCACCCTTACGGCTGGCGGTGGCCGCGCGCCAATATCTCCTATTGGTCAGGATCGCGCGGTGCTTACCATTGGTGACGCGGTGGTTGATGAGCTCACGCACCAGGAGCTTGTTGTCGCGGATCTCGTCCACGACTTCCTTCAGCATTCCCTCGGCATAGTCCAGGTTCTGCGCCGCGATGATGGCCAGGCGCGCGCCGGGACAGAACTTGTCGGCGCGGCCCTGACGGGACAGGAACAGCCGCCACAGGCCCAGCCCCTTGAGCCAGCGCGACTTGCCGTTCTGGCGCGCCACCAGGATGCACAGGATTTTGAAGCGGAACCCCGCGCCCTCATCACCCTTCTCCAGCGCGTGGACATACAGCCACTTCTGCCACGGCAGCAGTTCCCAGTCGCAGATGACCTCCAGGAAGTCGATGGCGTCAAAACCCCAGGAGGTCTCGGGATTGAGCCCACATTTACACAGGCATTCCTTGATTTCGCCGTAGCGGTCGGGCTTGGGGCCGGTGCAGTTTTGCGCCAGCGGGGGCGTAAACACGCGCGGCAACATACTCCCGCGCGTGGGGATTAGTTCGTCATCCAATAGCTGTGCAGTCATGGCAGTCTCGCGTATTTCATCGGTTGGCACTCAGGGCAGATGCCATAGAGTGTTTCGGTTCGACATTTGCAACACCACTCCAGGCCACCGGCGCCCGGGTCATCCACCGCATAATCCACCAGTACTTCCTGCAATGCCTCCACCACGATGGCCTTGAGCGGCGCCGTGAAAACAGTGAACATCGCGCGGTAGAGCAGTAGCAGCATGACTTCCCCTACTCACTGGACGCCACATCCTCATCACTGCGGCGACGGTGCCGCAGGCGGTATTTGGCCAATTCATCCCGCGGATCGATTCCGTGGGTGTCTTCGATCAACTCTTGGTCCGTCATCGGCGGCAACCCCGGCAGGCGCTCCTCCTCCAGGTCGTACAGGCGGGCCTGTTGGTCCAGCAGACGGCGGGCAAGTTCAATCGCTTTGTAGTCCTGCTTCAACACCCCGGGCCACGTGCGCTGGATAAGGGTTTCCAGCCGGGTGGTGTAGATGGCCAAGGCTTGGTCGGTGAGCAACTGGTGGTGTCGGGCCGCGTTCTTCAGCTCGCGCCTGATGATCTGGTTCACGCGCACACCGGTCAGGCCGACTGCGCGCGCGATTTCTTTCTCACTATTGCCGGCGATGAAAAGCGCCATGACGCGACTGTCACGGCGACTTCGCTCCTCCGCGCTCATATCGGGTTTTGGACCCGGTTTTGAAGCCATTTCCCCATTGTCAACCGAATTGATCGTATTTTGCTAGCATTCGCGCCGTGTCGCGCTTGACATCGTTTCCGGCAATCACTGTCGAGGTGCCAGGTGGCTGGCGTATAATACAGACGGCCACTCAGCAAAAGGCCAGCGTAGAACGTCCCTGGCGTCAAGAATCGTAGTGAACGCAAGAGGTACTACGGCGCCGGGGACTTCCGAAACATTGGAGCTGTGGTGACCGATCCGCGCGACCCGACAGAGCAACTGCTCACCGCCTACACCGAGTTCCTGCTTCAGCACGGCGTGATCACACAGAAGGATGACGCCTGGGATGTTGCACTACTGGTGCGGGGGTTCCTGCTCCGACAGGCAAAACTATGAGCGGTACCGACCCACCAGCGGGTCGTTCTCGTCCATAAGCAGCGCGCGGGTCCGCCAGTTCGTCGGACCCCACTTGGCCGTCAGTGCCGACAGCTGATCGTTGAGCCTGATACCGACGTAGCCGCACGACACCTCAGACAACTCCGGTAGCTCCGCACCGTTGCGCATCACCGAGAGGTCGGAGCCAAGGTAGTCCTCACCCAGCTTGCGGTACTTCTTGCGCCACGCCGTCAGTTGCTTCTGGTCCTTGTCCTGTGGACCGAAGGTCAGGTGCGCGGCAGTAAAGCCCTTGACGATGATCCGCGGCAGGGTTTGGAAGACGCCTTCATCACCAAACGTCCGCCCCCACCCGTGCATCGGGCGGCCGGCGAGGTAGGAGGGTTGCGGCTGGCCGATGGTCTTGCGGACGTGCGCCAAGGTCGGCCACGCATACCCGACACAGTTGATCGACGTCCAGTCTTCCGTGGGGATCAACTCCACCGGCTGGTTCAGGATCTCATCATGGTGCTCAAACATGTACGTGTGCACCATGTCGGCAAAATCATTGGACAGGTGAATGTCCAGCAGTGGGAGCTTCATTTTCTGGAATGCGTCCCAGATCGCGGGCGTCACCGGTGTCGCCGCACCGTTGTTGATGATGTTGGCGATGCAGACGGAGTCGCGGTGGGTGTCGATGGCCTTGATGAACTGACTGAACCGCGCCGTCTCCAGGAAGACGATGTCGTCGTCCACCTTCATGAAGAGGTGGTCTTTGAACGATGGGTCGGAGTAGTGCTTATAGGCCGCGTTGTGCTCACCGGCGCCGAACTGCTTGGCGCCCTCAACGGCAGTCGGGATGGGTGATTCGAACCCATTGGCGTCGATAACCAACCCGCCGATACTGGTGCGCAGCCCCTCACCGGTGCCGTTGAACACCGTGATCCGTTCACCCTCGATGGTCTTGACATACGCGCGGTCAGCGTCGTTGCGCGCGAAGTTCCAGACGTGGTACTCGACGTTGGGATTCTCCTGCAAGATGCGCCGCACCATGGGCAGCTGCAGCTCCATGTTTGGCCGACGACCAGCAAACACAAAGAGGATGACGGGAGATTGTTTCACGGGGCTAGTCTCTCAGTCGGCCAACGCTGGGGATGATTGCCACGCCGCGTGCGCCATCTCACTGATGCCTGTGCGGATATCGACCTTTGGTCGCCAGCCCAGCATTTCCTGCGCGCGCGTGATGTCCGCCAGGGTGGCCTTGAGGTCGACCTTCCGTGCGGGTCGACTGACCTGCTTGGGCGAGATAAAGTCGGCCAGCCACTTGATGGACTTCATCTCACCCGACCCGATGTTGATGGGCTGGCCCTGAGAATCATGCTCGAGTGCCAGCACATTGGCGCGCGCAACATCAGTGACGTGAATAAAGTCGCGCGTCTGGCTACCATCGCCTTCTACCGTCAATGGCTCACCCGCCGCAAGCTGACGCAGGAAGATGCCCGTCACTAAGGCATAGGCACCTGTGGTGGGCTGACCCGGGCCGTAGACCTGGAAGTACCGCAGGACGGTGGCCTTGATGCCGAAGCTGACCACGAACGACCGGATCAACTCCTCAGCCGCCAACTTGGTCGCTGAGTAGGGAGACTGGACAGACGGCAGGTCTGATTCCTTTTGCGGGACAGGAGTGTTGCCATACGCCGTGCTGGACCCGGCGTAGACCAGCGGTGGCTTGTGCTCACTCTTGGCGATGGACGCCAGGAGGTTGGCGGTACCGATGACGTTGGACCCAGCGGAGTCCACCACCAACGCCGGGTCAGCCAGTGACGGCAGGACTCGACTGTCGGCGGCCAGGTGAATAACTCCGCGCTTGGCCTGGCGAACAAGGTAGTCGACCAGGTCCTGATTGCGAACGTCGTCCTTGATAAAGTGGACGTTGATGCCCAGGTCGGCCTCCTCGCTCAGCGAGAGGTTGTCCAGGCAGGCGATCTTCGCCTCGGGGTGCTGCTTCTGTAGCTCTGCAATTGTGTGACGGCCGATGAAGCCCATGCCGCCGGTTACCAGGTAGTCCATCAACAGCCTTCCACTTGGGTGATGTGAACAGCCCAAACTCCTAGGCTGTATCCGACGACGTTCCAGTCGATCTGCGAGCCCTTAGCAAAATCTGCCCACGCCACCGACACTTGGTCCGGTGTCCGGTTCAGCTCTGAATCGACGTGCCAGTAGTCGTCCAACACGACGTAACAACCTGGACGCAGGTGTCGCTCAAGATGATTAAGAACCGTCATGGTCGAGGTGTAGAGGTCGCAGTCGATATGCACCAGCCCAATGGGCTTAATTGCGTCGAAGTCGAAGTCGGGCAACGTGTCGCTAAACAGGCCGTCGACGAGGCGGGTGTTAGGTATGTCAGGCGGATCAGAAGCGAACTGGCCTATGGGATATCCGCGCCACTCCTCAGGCAGACCGAGGAAGCTATCGAATCCGACAGCCGGCATATGCTCCGCGATAATCTTCAGACTGGTGCCGTGTGCCACGCCGAATTCGAGCGCAGTGCCAGCAGGTTTGAGTTCGCTGACGATATGTCGCAACAGCGGATACGGCCTACCGTCAGGGTCGTCATCAAAAAATGGCCCTTCAGAAAAATCTTGTGTCACATCGCCTCTAAGTAACGTTGTCCGATCTTGCCGTACCCTTCGCGCCATGAGTCCAGCCGCTCGGCCCACCCATGGTCGCCGAACTTCATTTTCCCGTCGTGCTCCTGCGCGCCGAAGGTCAGATGAGAAGCCGCGAACCCGCGCATGACCAGACGTGGGAGCATTTGTACCGATTCTTCGCCGCCTAAACCGTCCAGTGGGTTAACGCGATCAGCAAGCGCCGGGGGCGCGGTTGTGCCGATGAGTCCAGAGATAGCCTGCCCTATGGACCAGTCGTAGCCCACTAGGTGGATACCCAAGTAGTCCTCCGTGGAGACCAGCTCGACAGGTAGACCAAGCAACTCGCGGTGATGATCGAAAAAGTGTTGATGAGCGACGCTGGCGAAGTCGGCGCTGTAGGACGCTCCCGTTAACGAGAGGTTCAGCGTGCTCAGTTGTACCCACAGTTCTGGCTCGAGCTTGGTGCACGCTTCGTTGTTGACCACATTTGCACTTATCACCGAACCCCGATGGGTGTCGATGGCGTTCAGAAATGAACCAAACCGCCCAGCTTCCAGGAACACCACATCATCGTCGGTCTTGACGAACAGACAGTCTCGAAACTCTGACGTGGCGTAATGGCGCCAAATCTCCCACTCAGACAGATGGGACTGCTTAGGGCTCGATACGTTAAACAGCGTTGTTCGGTCCATGCAGATCGTCTGTAGGTATTTCTCATCGAACTCGTTG